GGAAAACCAATTCCAGTTATCCAATCCCATAATTCTCTATAGTTTTGAAGTTCTTCATCTACTATAAAAGTTATATTCAATGTTTCAAAGGTAAGTTTATCTCCTGTAAGTGGTATATCAGCCATAGGTGTAGGATACATTGCTTCACCTAGAGTAATGCCTGGAATATTTGCAGCTGTGCAAAACCAAGTTGTTTTGGGGAGGCGATTAAACGCAAGTCTCCATTGAGTTCCAGTTGCGTAATCGAATACTGTGGGTTGACTAGTGTCGGCCATAAATTACCTTTCACTAGTATTTATAATGGAGGGAAAAAGTGGAATAGGGGAGAATCCATCCCCCCCTATATTAATAAATTGGGGTTATTATTTCTGGTATATTCCCCAAAGCACCCAAATGGCGACTAAACCGACAAGTCCTTCAGATCCTAACTCTTTAACAAGAGTAACGACTGAACCGACTACATCCAAACCTAAGAATGGAACTGCTGCACCAAATAAAATTTGGAGTACAACACCTAAGGCAACAAGCCCTAAACCTACTTCAGTTAATGATTTAATCCACCCTGAGACTTTATCTAACATATATTTCTCCGTTAGGGTTGGTTATAATAAAGGGGATAGAGGGGAAAAGACTTCTTTCCCCTCTAAGATATAGATTACATCAAGTTACTTACACGAGCTCTGCGGTAGTAAGTATTACTATTAGCAGAAAACGGTATAGACGCAGCTGAAATTGCAGCCGTTGTTTCTGACATCGGATTTACTGCCATTCCATAACGAGTCTTGAATGCAATTCGGGGTTGGAAAGTTGTTTCCGAAACCGCACGAACCATTTGCAACGGAACGTATGGGCAATAGAACAATCCTGCATCATAAGCATTAGAACCACGATAACCGGCAACATACCAGTTATTTGCAGCACTTGTACTTACAACGGAATTATAAGGATCAACAAAGACCTTAATTCTTCCATTAATTGTTCCTGCGAAAGTACTTCCTTCTGGACTTGGATCGACATTCATATTGCCTGAACCATTTGCTCCTCCGCCTACATCAAGGACTCCAGCCATTGATAATGCAGAAGCAACATCAGCAGAACAAACAAGGATATTTCCTTTTCCTCTGCGAGTTAAGATTCCAATATCGTTACAATCACGCTCAATCTGGAACATTAGACCTTTGAATTTTTCAACTGACCAACGACCATTAGAGTCTGTATCAAGATTGAAAATTCCAGCGGTAGCTGTAGTTTGAGCGCCAGGTTTTGCAATAATATAAATGGTACGAACTACCTCACGATTAATCTCAGCAAGAATTTCTGTGCTAAGAATGTTAGATAATTCTGATTCTGCATCAAGACCATGAATTGCTTTTAAGTCTTGTGCGAGTTCCATTGTGTAAGCAGCACGCAGGGCACGTGTCCTTGCGGTGACTGTTGCTTTCTCAATGGTGAATCCCATGTCTTGGAATTCTACACCAGATGAACCATAAGTTTCACCTGTAGCAGTCAAATCTGCACCTTTTACGTTATACGAACCAGCGGTGTTTACACCCCAAATGTCAGGAATTGTTGCATCGGTTGTTACACCTGCAGCTGCTCCTGAGTCATTCAGTACGCCAGGTTCTGCACCAGTTTGTGAACCAGTAAGAGTTACGTTTCCGTCAGCAGTATCTGCTTCATCGAAAAGTGCTTCATCAACGGATGTTGCACCTTCACCCATTCTTGCTTTCATTGCAAAAATAAGTCCTGTGGGGCCACTCATTGGTTGCACACCACAAATATCATATGCCATCAAATTAGGCATAGATCTGCGAACTAAAGAAATCAAAACTGGATCCCAGTTTGCAACAGCATCAGATGTAGACATTTCTGCCTCAGTCAAAAACTGTCTTGATTCCTTCATTTCTTTTTCTTGGTTCTCCAAGATTACAGCGGTAACTGCACGTTTGTAAGCATCATTGATCGGAGGTAGATCGGGATGATTCAAAACTGGTTGCCACTTCTCTTGGAGAGCTTCTGAATTATACATAAATTACTCCTTTAAAAAGTTTATTAGATATTATTTTTTTGCCCGTAAATTATCTTTCTTAATGGCAGACATATATTTTGCCATCTCACCAGATACAATTTTGGGTTCTTCAGCTCCTGCTTCAGTAAGAGTCTCATCTTGAGCTTTTACTTCATCAGAACTAAAATAGCTTTCCTTAATCGTTTGAAGTTTCTCTTTGTAAGATTCTTCATCGGAAAACTCAACATCATCAACCAGACTTTGGAACTTTTCAGTTTCGGTATCAGTCATCCCATCAGCAACATCGGCAATCATGGACTCTTTTACGAGTTCACCTTTTGCCTTTTTCAACTGAACATTTTCTTCCATCTGTTTGTTTAATTTATCTTCCAATTCTTCTATTTTAGTCAAATTGGCTTCCAAGATGTCATACTTCTCATCTGGAACATCTATATAGTGATCTTCAAATAATCCTTTCAGACCACTAATGAAATCTTCTGCGATCTCACCTTTGAGCCCACGCTCAATAGCAAGTTCGTTATCAGTCATCCATTGTTCAACAACGTAGTTCATATAGTCATCGACTTTTTCAACTACACTTGTCATTGTTTCTTCAGCAACTTTCTTCGATGATTCTTCGTTTTCGGCATGAATTTTTTCTAATTCAGTACGAACTTTCGATTTAATTGCGGTTTCAAAGATTGTTGCGGCTTTTGTTTTAAATTCGTCAGAGAGTTCTTCTTCGCCACCAACCAAAGCTTCAATGTCTTGTGATACATCTAGATCTTCAATTGTTTGGTCAATAGACTCTTTCTTAACTTTGGAAGCTTTTTCATCTTCTTCTTCTTCTTCCTCAGCATCATCTTCATGTTCGGTTTCACCCAAAACGTGTGTACCATATAGTTTAGCAAGATCTTCTTTTTTCAGACCCTTAATGTGGTCTACAATTCCTTGTAAGATTTCAGATTTGAGTTTAGGAGTGGATTTTTCTTCCTTTTTAACTTCTTCCTCTTCTTCTTCATCATCTTTATCATGGCCAAATTCTTTTTTCACAGAAGATTTAGTAGTTTTACCTTCCTCTACTTCATCTTCATCTTTATCTTCAGTTTTTACCAAAGTTACAGGTTTTACTATACCTTTGGTTGATTTAGGATCAGATGCTGATTTACCAGCTTTGGCCTTTTCCATATTTTCTTTTTCCTGTTTTAATTTAACGGACTTTGGGCTGGTTGCTCCAGGCTCTTTAGCAGATGTACCTGTTGGTTTTGCTGTAGCCTCTTCGACCTCATCCAATTCATCCATTTCTTTATTGAGTTCTTCAGACATAAAAGTCTCCTTTAGTAGTTTGATTAATTATATTTATAAAAATTAGAGTTTTGAAAGGAACATTTCAAAGGCTTCTGCCTTCTTATTTGCGGAAGCGACTCTATGAATACGGGCAACTTCTTCTTCTATAAGAATTCCGTTATCCCAAATCCATTCTTTCCCTTCCATTATTCCTTCTACAAACGCTTCTGGTGCAGATGGATCCGCAACAATATCTCCTGCTGTTGCAAGATAAAAATCGTCTTTGACAACATTTATCTGACCCTTCTTTTCAAGTGTTCCCATTCCTCTACTAGAGACTCCAAGTTTAGCACCGACTTTTAAAAGTTCCTTGACAATTTTACCATTTGGTGTATCAAGAATCTTTGCTTTCCCAATGATATTATTACCTTCGGGGTATAGTTCTTCGATTATATGAGAAACCCTATCCAAATTGACTGTTGGGCCTTCAGGATGTCCTAATTCCCCAAAAGCACGGTTCTTTTGAATGAGTTCCTTATTGAATAGAGCAACTTCTTTTGTTAAAATTTTAAGAGGATATAATCTACCATTCCGATTCTTAGTTTCGGCTTGCATGAAAACTCCCTTAATTTTCAATTCTTTATTCTTACCTTCAGTAAGAACTTCAAAATCGTCAAACATTTCTGTGATTAGTTTCATATTATCCCTCTATTATACAAGTTCGTAAGATTTATGCACAACAATAATTGCATAGGTGTCACCTGAAACTGTGAGTCCAATGTCTGCGGTTTGAGTACCACCTAATTCACAACCACTTTGTGATAAATTCCAATGTCCTGTACCTGTGAAAGCATGAACAGCTGTACCACCCCTATCTATTGTAAGAGAACCAGCAGTTTGCCAATAAATATCAACAATATGTGCTTTAGTTGGGGTAGATTCACCAGTTGCTGTAAGTTCTGCTAATGTTATTGCTCCATCAGTAGTGTCTATGTGTAAGACACTTCTCTGATGTGAATTTCTAATTGAATTTGCCATAGTTTATCCTAAATTGAAAGCATTTCTTTATCAAAATAATTCATAATATCTTTAACCTTTACACCATGATTTTTTGCAACTTTTTCTACAGTTTTATCAAATGTACTTAAAAAGTCGCCTGGGTTCTTTTCCATTGTGCCAAAGACATCATCAATAGCCTTTTTCATCTTAGGTGTAAGTTTTTTGTATGTGGATGATTTTTTATGTTCATCCTTTTCTGTAACCCAAGTGTTAAATTCCTTAAACTTCTTCATCGGCAGAGTCCTCTACTGAGGTATTAGATTGTCCTTTTACCAAAGAATTCGCTACTCCTACTCGTTTTAGATCTAACGCATCACCTATTTTAGATGCCATAGTATTTTTAAAATGTGTTTCAGCATCCACTTTATTATCATTAATTAAAGCTGAAATTATATTTGGTATTTCACTCATAATTTATCTCTTGTGTTAGTGGTTATCCCCCTGGCCCAACTGCTGGTGTGGCAGGCCCATCTGGATCCATAGGATTAGCAATTGGTTCGTGATCATCTGGTTCTGGTTCTTTATTAATTTCCCTGTCCATTTTATTAATTTCTTCTTGAGACATACGAAAAACGTGTTTTTGAACATATTCCTTAGAAAACCAATCACCTATATACGGTTCCATACTATTTAGTATATCCAATCGTTCACGAAGCACATCCATATCCCGCATTTCCGCATAATGACCATCTTTCATGTAACTGTATGAAAGATTTTCTTTAATTTCTTGCCAATCTTCTTCTGTTATAACTCCCTTGAGTATTAATTGCGTTTGAAGAATATCATTAAATAAAGTATTAAACTTGTTTCGTAATTTTTGAACAAATTTAGTAAACTTTACTTCATCTCTTGTAATCTCTGCACCA